CCTGGCGGCGCGCAGGATCGACCTGCCGCCGGGCGTGGCCGGCACGCCTCCGGCCGCCGCATTCAACTACGGCGGCGAGAGCGCCGAGCGAGTCTTCACGATGACGACGCTGCAGAACTTCTGACCGTGGGGAAGCTCTTCTTCAGGATCGACGACGGCGGCGCGAAGAAGAAGATCGCGGCGCTGCAGGCCGCAACGAACGACATGCGCCCGGTGTACGAGACGATCGGCCGCGTCCTCGTGAACCGTGTGCGGCTGTGCTTTAAGCTCGGCATCGACCCGTGGGGCAACCCGTGGCAGGCGATCAAGTGGCGCGCGCCGCGATCGCGCATGGTGGCGGTCAAAGACAAGGCCGGCAACGTCATCGACTACAAGCGCAAGTTCGGGAAGGACGGCAAGCTGCTGCTGACCAAAACCGGCAAGAAGCAGGTCGAGGCGAACAAGGCGGGCGCGGCCGGCCAGCCGCTGCGCGACACCGGTCGCCTTAACCGATCGGTCAGTTCGCAGGCCGACGGCGAAGGCGTCACCGTGGGCACAAACGTCAAGTACGCGCGGATCCATCAGTTTGGGGGCGAGATCAGGCCGAAGAACAAGCCGTTCCTTGCCTTCCCGGGGCCGAACGGACAGATTATCTTTGCGAAGCGCGTCACCATCCCTGCCCGCCCCTATCTGCCGCTGCGCAAGGGATCAGCGGTCGTCGCACTGCCGCCCTCGTGGTCGGTGCTTGTTGTCAACGCGCTCAAGAGCTACTTTCGCAAGAAGGTCGCGGAAGTGGCCGCCTGATCATGTACGCAGAAATCGAACAGCGAATTCTCGACCGCCTGCGGGCGAAAATCCCCGATCAGGACGGCCAGCCTGTCACTATCGAGCCGCTGCGCGAGATCGAGCGCGTGCCTGAAATGCGCCAGAAGGCGCCTGCGGTGTGGGTGATTTATGACGGCTTCACGCCCGGCGACTCGATCCCGAGCATGCCCCACGTGCAGCAGGTGCGCCTGGAGTGGTTCGTCGTGGTCGCGGCCAAGAGCGCCAAGGGCGCCGGCGACGTCGAGGCAGCGCGCGACATGGCCTCGGCGCTGGCCGACCGCGTGATGAAGGCCCTGCTGGGCTTCCACACTGGCGGCGGCCAATACTTGCGTCTCGGAGATGCGCCGGGGCCTGAGTACGATGCCGGCTACTGTCACGTCCCGCTGGCTTTCACCTGCGCGGCCACCTTCAAGGGCCAGCCCTGAGCATGAACTTCCTTCAGCACCTCACTGCCGATCGCGCGCGCGAGCTGCTGAACTACGCGCCCGAAACCGGCGCCTTCACATGGCGGGTCGCTCGACAAAACGGGGCGAAGCCAGGCCAGGCCGCTGGCAGCCGCCGCCACGACTACATGATCCTGCGCCTAGACGGCGTGAACTACATGGCCCATCGCGTCGCGTGGCTGATCGTGCACGGGGCCTGGCCCGATGGCGAGATCGACCACGTCAACGGCAACAAGTTCGACAACCGGCTGGCGAACATCCGTCCGGTGACGCACCAAGGCAACGCCGAGAACAAGCGGCGCGCAAGGGCTGACAACAAGCTCGGCGTATTGGGCGTGCACCTCGACAGCAGGCGGAAAAGCCGGCCCTATGTTGCGAGCATCCGCGTCGACGGCAAGCTCAAGCAGATCGGCGCCTTTGCAAGCGCAGAAGAAGCCCATCGGGCCTATGTTCAACAGAAGCGGCAAGTTCACGCCGCGTGCACTCTCTGAAGGAGCCTGAATCATGCCGGATTACTCTTACATAGGCAGCGGCCGTGCCTACCTGCGCGAGATCGGCGGCGGCGGCGGCCTGATCGAGGTCGGCAACGCCTCGAATCTGACCTTCAGCGTCACCGAGGAAACGATCGAGCAGAGGGACTTCACGCAGCCGGGCGGCGGCACCTACAACGAGGTGCGGCGCATCAGCGCGGTCGAGTGCACGATCACGATGGCCGAGCTCTCGCCGGCGAATCTCGCGCGGGCGGTGTACGGGTCGGCCACGGCCGTCGCGTCGACCACGGTCAGCGGCGAGGCGGTGACGGTGTACCCCGACGCCTTCTCGGCCTTCGCGCACCTGCCCCTGACGACGCCGACGCCGACGGTGGTGCCGGCGCAGGCCAGCGCGACGGCGCGTGCGAACACGACGGCCTATGCGCTGAATTCCTACGTCCTGCCGGCCACGCCCAACGGCTTCTATTACAAGGCCACGACGGCCGGCACCAGCGCCGGCACGATCCCGACCTTCCCGACGACCATCGGCGCGACCGTGACCGACGGCACGGTCACGTGGACGTGCGCGGGCCGCACGACGCTGGTGGCCGGCACCGACTACGAGATCCGCCCGGGCGGCATCTTCGTCTACGTGGGCCGCCTGATCGCCGGCGAGGTGCTGACCTGCGGCTACACCCGCGCTGCGGCCGACGTGGTGCAGGCGCTGACGAACTCGGGCAAGGAGTACGAGCTCGTCTTCGACGGCCTGAACGAGGCGCGCAGCGGCAAGCGCACGCGCGTCACGGCCTACCGCGTGAAGGTCGGCGCGGCGCAGCAGATCGCGCTGATCGGCGAGGAGTACGCGGCGCTCGAGGTGACCGGCAAGCTGCTGAAGGACACCAGCAAGACCGGCGCCGGCGTGAGCCAATACTTCGCGGCCGTGATCGAGCAGTGAGCGCGCCTGATGACCTGAGCGTGCTGGCGCCTGAGGCGCTGGGCAGCGTCGAGCTCGGCGAGGGCGCGGCGGCCTGGCGCGGCCAGGTGCGGCCTCTGAAGATCGGCCAGCTGCCGGCCTTCGCGCGCGCCGCGCGCCCGCTGGCAGACCGCATCGGCGGCCTGCTGGCCGGCGGCGTCACGGCCGAGGCCGTGCTCGACCTGATCGAGCAGGACTTCGACCGCGTGGTCGAGCTGCTGCACGTCGCAACCGGCGCGCCCGTGGAGGCGGTGAAGGAGGCAACGCTCGACCAGGCGCTCGGCGCGGTGCTGGCGGCGAACAAGGATTTTTTGCGCGGCCGGCTGGCGGCAGCCCTGCGGACGGCCGCGACGCTGAACCCTGGGGCTGGGCCGACACCGTAGTCGCGCTCGTCGCGGCCGGCTGGTCTTTCGAGGAGGTCAAGAGCCTCACGCTCGCGCAGGTCGGCGCCTTCCTGGCCGCGATCGAGAGGCAGCAGCGGCAGCGGCGCCTCGGCGACGCAATCGCAGCCAGGATGGCCCAAGCTGACGGCAAGGCGTGGAAGACCTACGTGAAGGGCCTGCGTCGTGGCGGCTGATCTCTCCTTCCGAATCGGCGCCGAGCTCACCGAGATCAAGGGCGCGCTCGCCAGCCTGCGCCAGGACTTCGCCCGCGTAGGACAGGCCGCGAACCAGGCCGGCGGCCGCGGCGCCCTGCAGGGCCTGGAGCAGGGCGCCGGCCGGGCCGCGCGCGCCGTCGGCGGCCTGGTGGCCGGCTTCGCATCGCTGGCCGGTGCCATCGCGCTGATCGGAGCGGCCGACGAGCTGAACACGCTGAACGCGCGGATCCGGCTCGTCACCGGCAGCACCGAGGAGTACAACCGCGCGCAGGTCGCGCTGTTCGACCTCGCGCAGCGCACGCGCAGCAGCCTGGGAGACACGATCAACACATACGTGCAGATCGGGCAGGCCGTCAAGGATGCCGGCGTCGGCCAGGAGGTGCTGCTCGGCGTCGTCGAGACGATCAATCAGGCGGTGCAGCTGTCGGGCGTGAACGCCGCGTCGGCGCAGGCCGCGCTCGTGCAGCTCACGCAGGGCCTTGGCAGTGGCACGCTGCGCGGCGAAGAGCTGAACAGCGTGCTTGAGCAGACCGGCAAGCTGGCCGACGTGATCGCCCGCGGGATGGGCATCACCCGGTCGCAGCTTCGGGAATACGGCGAGCAGGGTAAGATCACCGCCGAGCAGGTGATCAACGCGCTGCAGTCGCAGCGCGCCGAGGTCGACGCGCAGTTCGCGCAGCTGCCCCTCACCGTCGGCCAGTCGGTGACGCTTCTGCGGAATTCCAGCCTGCAGCTGCTGGGCGCCTTCAACGAGAGCACCGGCGCGACCGCGGGCCTGGCGTCGGTGATCAAGGATCTAGCCGACTT